GCTGACCGGCTGGTATCATGAAGGCTACAATTGCCGGATCGAGAACGGTGGACTCGCCACCCGCAAAGGCTCGATCTGTCCAGGGTTTTGTAACTACATTTCCTACGGGCAGATCTACGGAGTTGGCATTTACAGCGATCCAAACGGCCAGGAATACCTGGCAATCGCGACTAGCCAAGGCGTCTGGTTCACCTATGACGGTGGGCAAGCGCAGCTGGTGCCGATGGCAACCAAGATCAATTATCCGGTCGAGTTTTCTCAAGCGTTCAACAATTTTTATATGTGGCGCGGGCCGAGCATGACGCCGCTGATGTGGCAAGGCGATTTTTCGGTCTACTGGCAAGAGTTGCCCAATCCCTCGACCGGTACGCCACCGGACACGACTCGCGTCCCGATGCCTAATGCCTCGACTGCGGAGGTATCCGGAAATCGGATCCTAACGCCGCATGATCGTGACTCGGTCGCTATCAGCGATATCGGTGAGTCCTATTACGAATGGGCCGTAAATGACTTCCGAGTCAATCAGGGTGAGGCCGACGTCCTGGTCCGGCTTTTGCCGTGGGTGCAAACTACCGTGATGTGTTTCAAGCAGCACTCGATCTATCAGTTGGCCAACGTCACGGGCGATCTATCCGGCATGATGCTCCAGAAGCTGCCTGGCAGTGTTGGCCTGGCTGCGCTTAAAGCCGTAGTGGCCGTAAGCGGTGATATTTATTTCCTCGATTACGGTGGCGTTTATCAGATCAGCCAGGTGTTCGAAGGTTCGCCGCAAGCCCAGGCACTGCCGATTAGCGACAACATCAAGCCGATAATCGATTCCATTAATTGGACAAGCGCTGCTGGGATCCGCGCTGAGTATCGTCGGGAACGAGTCTATTTTGCGCTGCCGCTGGAAAACGCCACCCGCAATAACGTGCTCTTGGTCTACAACATTCTGACCAAAGCCTGGGAATCAATCGATACCTTCGATGACGTTGACTTCCGGATCGATGATCTGGTTAAGACCAACTACCTGGGTCAGAGGCGCCTCTTCGCTATTGACCGCAGCGAAGGCAAAGTGCTCATGCTCGAGCAGGGGAAAACCGACCTGATGGGCAATAACGCCACATTTGAAAAACAGATCAAGTTCGGTGTGATGACCAGAGGCTACGCCGGAGTTGGTCCGCGCAATACCTTTCCGCGGATTGGAATGGATATCGCAAGCTGGAACCCATCCTTCACGGTTGACGCATATGTGGACGGTTCCAACGCGAAGAATCTTGTCACTGGCAGGACCAAAGACCGCACCAAGTATTTTGCCTGGGGGAAGCCGGACTGGAACCAGGAGAACCTCAATAACGATCACGCGACCGCCAGGCGCAAAGATTATTCGGTCCAATTGCCGTTCATGCTGGGGAGCGCCGGAGTCCAGATTGAACGGCAGCAGGAATACACTGAGCGTTTCCCTGTTGATATGCTTGGCCGGTACTGCCAGTTCCGAATCCAGTGCTCAACTGGCGCAATCGGTATCCGGTCTGTCATTCTAGAGGACTTCGAGGATCAGCGCGAACCAAGGACGCACATCTAATGGCAAATCTCGACGTTATCGCCAGCTACCAATTCCAAGAAAACGAGCTTGTCACTGTCGATAAGCTCAACCTAATGGCAACGCCGGTAGTTAACCTGGCTCTAGAAACGCCGGTCAACGATCAGAACTATTTCAGGAACGGAAATTTCTATTCCAGCTTCTGGGCTAATGCGGCTGGAGTGAGTTGCCCAGTGGGAGTTGAAACGGTTAATGCCGATTATTGGAGTGTCAATCCAAACGGTGCTGCCGTTAACTCGCTGCGTTCGACCAGTGTACCGGACCTGTTCTCGCTTTTTAGTCTCCAGATTGTCGGTGCTGCGAGTGTGACCGATGTCAGTGTCGGCCAGACGATCAGTGCCGATCTGTCGGCAACCCTACGCAGACCATGCACGTTCAGCGGCTACATCGAGAACAATTCGGGTGCGAACGTCTCACCAGTTCTTGAGATCTGGACTGCGGATGCGTTCAACAACTTTAATGCCGTTACCAAGCAAACGACAGTCAATCTTCAGACTTGTCCGACGGGTGCTTGGACCTATTGCACGGCGACTGAGGATCTTACCAGTATACCGAATGCCGGCAATGGGCTGTTGATCAAGGTACTGTTCCCGAGCGGAGCACTTTCCTCGAATGCCAAGTCGATCAATTGCAGCCGGCTAAAGTTCCAGATTGGCGAACTCGCAACGGAGTTCAGCGACGATCCTAGTCTCTTTATCCAGACCACCAGCGTGGACTCAACCATGCTCCAAGACGGATGCCTGGCAAGGAGCAGCTTGTACGTCACCAATCCCGGCGTGATTCCTGAAGGTGCCTTTGCGCCAGGTGCGATCCAGGGGACTGATATCGGAGTGGGTCAAATCGAGGCAATAAATCTCGATCCAGGAATATCGACTACTACAACGGCTGCTTTTACCACTCCTGCGGTCAACGCCAGTGTCGCTGTCACACTGACCAGTGCTGCGAAGATCTCGGCTGGACTGGAGCTAAATATCGCTGGAGCGGGCGAGTACCAGACCGTGAGTGTCGCCGGTAATGTCGTTACCGCAACCAACATTGGATCCGCTGGCAACGCCGCGCCCGGAACACTTATAGCAAGCGGAGCAACTGTTACGACTGCTGGCAATGCCGTAACCGGATGCCTGGGATACACGCCAATCAACAAAGCCGGTGATACTGAGATCGGTACTTGCCAATTTACCAACGATCTGTCGCTGACCGGCTCAATTGACGTTGCTGGAGTTGTTATTGGTTCGACCTATGCCAACGAGAGCAACGATAACTTCATGCCAGCGATCAGTTTTGATCGAGTGGTTAAAGGACGAGCAATTGGGCTAGAGACAACGGGACGTTTTAAGACGCTCGATAACAGTGGTGGAATCGGGTATCTGCTCGACACGGTTACGGGAGTCGATACGGCATCGTATCAGAACGGCTCGATCACGCTGGCCAAGCTCGCGCAGTCACTCATCAATATCGTTATCCCAGCGGGCATGGTCCGCATGTTTGCGGGTCCAAATCCGCCCAGCGGCTGGCTCCTCTGTGATGGGACTGCCTATCCGGTTTCAACATATCCAGGGTTATACGCGGCTATCGGCACCTACTGGGGAGCTGGTTCAGGCGGACAGCAATTCCAAGTGCCGGATTTCAGAGGGCGCAGTCCGCTGGGCTACGTCAATACTGCCGTAAGCGGAATCACCGGAAGAGCGTTTGCTTCTCGAGGTGGCGAGGAAAATCATACGCTAACTACGGCAGAGCTTGCTTCCCACACTCACCCCATTACTGACCAGCAGCATATTCACGCAGCCAGTGACAGCGGCCACACCCATACGGACGCTGGACATACTCACGCAGCCGTAGTGGGAACGATCAATACCGGGACAAGCGGAAGCGGGCAAAATATCTCGGCCAATGTTGCTCAGACAGCGGTTGGTTACGCTAATATCCAGACCGGTCATGCCAATATCACAACCGACTATCGATACACCGGCATTACTACGACAAACGCCAATGGCTCAAATGGTGCTCACAACAATATGAGTCCCTACAGCGTTCTCTACTTCATTATTAAGACCTAGTGACTATCGGTGAACAAGCCAAGGCATGGTACGAAGAGCATGAGAGCGAACAAGGATTCTGCGCTGCTCTTATTCGCTCTTTTCTGTTTGGCGTTATTATCAAACGTCCAGACTTTGTTCTATTGGCAGAAGAAGTCTTTACCGACGGGAAGCGGATCCTGGGAATCGGTCCAGACTGTCCCGCAAACTGCTGGTGGATTCACTACCTGGGTGCTCCGAAAGGCACGACTACTCCCTTGGACTGGCAAACAGAAGCGCCTTACCCGCTACCGTACTTCGCTTTCAAACATCGTAAGAAGTTTAGGATCTATGCCTGGGACCGAGGGACAAAGGATATAGGAAAAAACATGTATGTTTTAGAAAGGCAGGGATAGCCTATGGGCGGAGCACCACAAGTCTCAGCACCACCACCACCTGATGCAGGAAAAGAGCTAGCTTCAGCGATCCAGGCGTACAGTCAGAACGCAGGAACTCTCTACAATACTGAGGCGCAGTATCAGCCTCAGTACAATGCGCTCGAGCGGAGCATGGAGCAGCAGAACATCAATGCCTATGCCCAGCAGTACTTTGGACTCATGCCGCAAGCCCAGGCTGCGGCAACCGCTACTCAGCAGCAAGCTACTGCTGGTCAATTGAAAAATCTGCAAGCTACGGGTGTCCCGGCCACTCAAGCCTTGATGGCATCCAGTCCGCAGTTTGGGCAATTGTCCGGTATGGCCACCGGATTACAGGGCGCCGGGATCGATCCAACGCTAGCTGGACTCCAACAGAACGTTATGGGCCAGATCCCAGGTCAGATGCAAACATTCCAGAACCTGGCTGGTCAGGCGGCAAACCAACTCAACCCGATTAATCAGCAGTTGGGGAACCTAGCCGGACAATCCCAGGTAGGTACTGATCAGACCGTAGCCCAGCTTGGCCAACTCCAGCAGAACGTCCTTCAAAACGCACGCTCTGACATTTTCAACGCAACCAAAGGCAACGTGATGAGTGCGCTGGGCAACCTGGATCCGCTCACCCAGCAGCTCTCCAATACCGCGCAGCAACAGCTCGCTTTGGGTGGTGGCATGTCGAGCCAGATGGCGAGCGATGTAGCCCAGCAGGAACGCGCAGCCTACCAAAGTCGCGGAATGCTGCAATCGACCGGCTCAATTGGCGCCGAAATCATGGGCCAGCAGCAGATGCAGCAGCAACTCCTCCAACAGCGCGAGCAGTTTGCTAGCGGCGTTTCCGGTCTGGTTCAGAATGAGCAGCAGCAGCGCACTGCAAACGCTCTAGGGTTAACCTCAACCGATATCCAGGCAACCCTGGCAAACCAACAACTCGGTGGTCAGCTTGGGCAAGCTATTGCCGGGATCCAACAGCAGAACATTTCTACTCAATCCGGCTTGCAAGGTCAGATCGCGGCGAACCTCCAAAACGCTATGCAACAACAGGCTGGTCTGCAAGGCCAAGCACTGGGAGCATACCAGAGCGGCATTCAGCAGGCGGGTGGGCTCCAGCAAGCAGCACTGGCGCAGCAACTCTCGCAGCAGACATTGGGTGGCCAAATTGGGCAATACCTGACCCAAGCACAACAGTCAAACTTGCAGAGTCTCCTTGGGTACCAACCAGCAGGTGGCCAGCTCGCCCAGGTCGGTGCCGGGCTGAACGCTTACGGGACCGGTGGACCGAGTCTGTTTCAATCCAGCGGTATGCTGGGTCTGACCGCTCAGAACCAGGCTATGGGTTACAACGCCCAGATGGGAGCGCAGTACGCCAACGCGCAATCCAGTGGTGCCGCCAGTGGTGCAATGATTGGTGCCGGTGGTGCAATTGCTGGTGCGGCAATTGGAGGTGTAAGTCTGGCGCTCTTTTAATTTATGTTAGCAGTTCCAGTCGAGATCAGGAAATCGAGCATTCACGGATTCGGCGTTTTTGCCGCCCGCGATATCAATGCCGGTAGTGTTGTCTGGCAGTTCACTCCAGGTCTGGACCGAGTTGTCGCGGATTATGCGCTCAAGCACGCAGAGCCGCATGGGCGGGAATACATCATGGAGCGCGGGTTCGTAAACCCGCTGCAACCCGATGAGTGGGTGGTGTGCGTTGATGAGGCCCAATTCATGAATTTTCCCAGACTCGGCGAGGATGCCAATACCATCCTAGGCGGACTGCTCGATGGGCAATACCTGCTCTTGGCAGCGGTCAACATTCCCGCCGG